CGCTTATGGGATTTCAGCGGGTGCTGCTTATGGTACTGATGGAGAAGGAAGCTTTGACAATGATGAAAGTTATCCTCTTGTCGGCGGCTTTCCTTAATATATTTGAAAGACTACGAAGCAAAGCAATTAGCAGAGGAGTATTTCAAGAAGTGGCTTAAAGAACCTGGAAAAGATACTGAAAAAGGTGGTTCTTTTATTGCTGCTATTAAATATGCTCTTATGCAATATTGTAAAAAGAAAAAGACTGATAGACCTCCGAAAAATGGCCTATCCCCTTAGATCCCATGTTGATTGTATCGACATGGGATCTTCTTAAGGAGTAAAATCAAATGGATATCGATATTTCAATTTATGAAGGAGATCAAGAAAAATCTCCATTGAAGGCAATTCGAAAGAAGTGTATTGATTGTGCAGGAAGCAGAGGAGAAGTAAGGAAATGTGAATCAGCTAATACTTGCGATCTTCATCCTTTTCGATTTGGTAAAAGCCCATTTCGAAAGAAGGTTAAGTTGACAATAGAAGAAAGAAAAGCCATAAGGAAAAGACTTGCAGATGGTAAGCAAAAGAAATAGAATCTGCTCAACTTTGAAAGGAAATAGTAAAGATGGGCATAGAGTTATTTGGAGTGGATATTGCTGGAATTCTTCATGATGCAATGTCAGACGATTTTCCAGAAATGATACTGACCAAGAATACGGCTGGAGCCAGGACACCAGGAAGTCTTACCTCTGGACAAGGTATGACTCCTGCCAGCTATTCTTGTAATGGATTTGTAGATACTTACAAAGAAGATGAAATTGATGGAACTACCGTAAAAAAGAATGACCATAAGATTTTAATTATTGGTGATTCAATTGAAGGTGGGGCTGTTCCTGAACCAGGAGATACTATTACAGCCGAATCAATAGACTTTACAATACAGGAAGAAGGAGTAGAGAGAGATCCAGCAGCAGCTACTTATCTCTGTCATTGCCGATGACAATCTTCTATGATGATAATATAGAGAGAATTGATGAACTCTTAATTGGTTCTGAGGCTCTTTTTCGTAAACGATTTCTTGAGACTATTCAACAAATTGAAGATACTCATACCTTGGAAGAGATTATAGAGTATCTTGAAAATGATCAAATTGATGAAGCACTGGTAGCAGCAGAGTTAGCTGCTGCAAATATTGGTTTTGCATATAGCACTTCTTATACACGATCAGCCCAGAAGACAGCCGAATTCATATCCAACTCTATAAGTATACTTGTAAATTTTGATCAGACCAATGAAACTGCTGTAGAGCAGATGAGAGCTAATCAACTTCGCATTATTAGAAATTTTACAGAAAAGCAAAAGCTTGCAACGAAACTTGCATTGCTTGATGGTATTAGAAGAGGTTTGAATCCAAGACAACAGGCATTACTTTTCAAGATGTCGATTGGACTGACAGAAGAACAAGTTCAATGGGTTATTAATTTTCGAAAATTACTTGAGGAACTTGATGTTAATGTATTTAAGAGACTCTTAAGAGATAAAAGATTTGATGCTACTCTTCATGCCGCAATAGAGAGTAGTGAACCCTTAACCTCTGCTCAAATCGATAGGATGGTTGAGCGTTACAGGAGCAGGGTTCTTACTTATAGATCAGAGACAATAGCCAGGACTGAAGCCTTGACTGCTGTTCATCAAGGCGTGGATAATATGTATATTCAAGCTATCGAGGATGGAGTTCTTGATGAAGATAGCTTAGAACAGACATGGCATACTGCTTCTGATGAAAGGATACGTGGATCTCACAAGCCCATGCATTTACAGAAAAGAAGGATAGGAGAAGCCTTTCTCTCTGGGCTTGGAAATGCTTTAAGATATCCTGGTGATCCTCAAGCACCAGTAGGAGATAGAATTAATTGTAGATGTATGAAAACAACACGGTTTAGAATTGTTACAGGATTAGCTGCATGACCAAGTATAATAAGAAATGGAAGAAGCATAATAGGAAGAAGAAATTACGGAAGATGAGAAAGGCAAAGGAAAATTTAAATAAACCCTTGACTTCTGAGGAGGATTCAATGAAAAATAAGAGTATGAAAGAATTTAGGACATATGTAAAGGTTCAAGAGGTTAATAAATCTCTTGGTTTGGTGTTTGGTTGGGGCATTATCTGTAAAAAGGATGATACTCATTATGTTGATCATGGTGAGGATCATATTCCTCAAGAACAAATGCTCAAATCTGTTTTAGACTTCATGGAGAATAGCCGAATAGTTGATGACATGCATGATAATGATGATCATGGCTGTGTAATCTTCTCCATGCCAATGACTGAGGAAATTGCAAAGGCATATAACATTCAAACCGATACTTATGGTTGGATGGTTGGGATAAAACCTACAGAAGAACTTTTTGAGAAATTTGCCAGTGGAGAGTATACTGGATTCTCAATTGGTGGAGTTCTTGAAACATATGCTGAAGTTGAGAATATAGATGAATTTTACAATGACGAAGAGTAATCAGGAGAATTTAGATGCATAATCAACGAGTTACTTCTTTCATTCCTAACTTGATCCTTGGCCCTGATACTCCTCAACTGGTGGAGCAGGGATTAGTTCCTACTCCAAATGCTGCTGGAAATGTAACAGGTGTAAAGCTTGCAAGAGCAATTCAGATTGAACGATTGACTCTTGCTGCTACACCAATCGAAATTGATGAATCACTTGATTATGCATCTAAGAAATTGATAGATCTTCCTACTTCCAATGTAATTATCATTGGAGCTATGGCTGATCTTGTACTTACTGTAGATGGTACAATCATTACTGATCCTGAAGATATCGATTGGGCGCTTGGTTCAACTGCTCTTACTTCTACTGATTTCAGTAATGCCGGTGAGAAGAATATTATTACTGAAGCAGATGTTGCTGCTCTTGGTGTGATGCAGAAAGCTACTGCCACAGCAGAAGCGAATGTTGCTTTGGCTCAAGGTGCTAATGCGGTTTATTTGAATATTCAAGCAGCAATTGGTACAACTGCAATTCAGACGATCTCTGGAATTGTTGATCTGTTTTATCTTGACCTTGGCGCTCAGGCTTAATACAGGAGAAGAATAGTAATGGCTTGTAAAGATAAGAAAAAGAAGAGAGTGTTTGGTAAGTTCACGATCAATCGTCTTGCTGGTGTGGTTGAACCTATGCAAGGTGATGCTTTACAAGTCATCATGAAAAGGCGTGGTCCTGATGACAGTGATGAAGAAGTTGATATCTATAAAGGATATCGACTTCTTTCTACTATTGATGGTCATACTCATATGATCAATGATAGTGATGCCAATGGATATACTTCATATACTTCTGTAGAAGGTGATGAATATAGTCATGATCATCCTTGGGTAAAGAATGATGATGGCTCTCTTTCAATTGGTGTTGTAAATAATCACACTCATGAAGTTATTATTAAATCAGATAATAAGGAGGTTACGAAAATGACTGAGAAAGTCAAAACTGATCCTGGTGATCTTCAGGTAGTGAACAAGAAACTTGAAGATACTCAGACCAAGCTGGACAAGGCTCTTGCTTTGGCTGATATGAATGATGAAACAAAAGCTTTTTACAAGAATCTTTCTGATTCTGAAAAGGTTGAGTTCATTGCGAAATCGGCTGAAGAGAAAGCTGAGATGATCGACAAGGCAAAAGAGGCTGATCCTGTTGTGTATAAGGCTCATGATGGTACACAATACAGGAAGTCCGATGGTGAAAGGATGGTTAAACTTGCAAAGCAAGCTGATAAGGCTCTCACCATTGCAAAGGCGGCTACTGACCAGGCTGAGACAGAAACTTTTACAAAGGCGGCTGATAAACTTGGTTGCCTTCCCGGTACTCAGGAAGCAAAGATTGTACTTCTGAAGGCCATTGATGGCATTGAGGATGAAGCAATCAGGAAAGCGGCTAATGAAATCCTTACTGCTGGAAATGCGAATCTGAAGGATGCATTTGCCAGGGCGGGTGTTGAAGGTAATGGACCTCATGAGGAGTCCGGTCCTGTCAACAAACTTGATGCTCTTGCCAAGGCTCATGCCAATGCAAAGAGTATTGGATATGAGAAGGCTTATACAGAAGTCTTAGAGACTCCTGAAGGCCAGGAACTTTATGCTCAGATTGAGGTAAAACCTGTAGCGTAAAGTTATAACTAAAAGTATTTAAACTTTTGATTCAGGAGATTCATAATGGCTGCTAAGGAAGTTACTATTCCTATCACACTGGAAGCTAAGGCAGATCTTTCTGCTTTGCAGTTTACCTTTGTTGATGTGGATGCTTCAAGTGTTGACGTTAATGGTCGTGCCAGAGTGGGCGCACCTACGGGCGCTGGTGGTATGGCTATCGGTGTTCTTCAGAACAAACCGGCTGCTCTTGGAAGGCCAGCAGAGGTTGATATATATGGTCTGACAAAAGTTAAGGCTGGTGCTGCTTGTGCTGCTGGTATTGATATTCAGACAGATGCTAATGGAGCAGCTATTGCTGCTGCTACCAGTGATATCAGTCTTGGACATTCAGTAACCGCTGCTTCTGCTGCTGATGAACTTATGGAAGTTCTTTTGAAAGTAAGTGAAGCTGTAATTCATGCTTAATGAATGAGGAAGATAAGGATTAAAGAAGGATATTTGAAAAGACAATGAAAGAAACTTTCAAATAATAGGAGGTACAAAAAGTGGAAGCTATGTTGATTCGAAAAGCGCAGCCTACAGCCGGGGATGTTCATGTAAATAGACCCTTGGCTAATATCTCTGTTGCTTACTTTCAGGACCAGACTCGATTCATTGCTGATCGGGTGTTTCCGAACATTCCGGTCAAGAAACAATCGGATGTGTTCTATACCATTCCTCGTGGAGCTTTTAACCGTGACCAGATGGCAAAACGTGCGCCTGGAACGGAAACAAAGGCTGTCGGTTATGAACTCAGTACCGACAATTACTATTGTGATACCTATGGGCTTCATCACCCAATCCCTGATGCTATCAAGGCGAATTATGATACTCCTTTGAGTGCAGATAAGGAAGCTACTGAACTTCTGACCAAGGCTGGTCTGATTCGGCGTGAAGTGGATTGGATGACTAACTTTTTCGTGACAAGTCTTTGGACTACTGAACGGGCTGGTGTTGCCACTGGTCCTACTGGTACTCAGTTCTTGAGATGGGATGTAGCCAGTTCTACACCTATCGAAGACATTGAAAACGGTAAGGTTACTGTTGAGGAGCTTACCGGCGAGGAGCCGAATACCCTCGTGATTGACCGTCATACCTTTGCGGCGCTCAAGAACCATGCTGATATCCTGGACAGGCTGAAGTATGGTCAGACTGCCCCAAGTCCTGCTGATGTGACCTTGAACATTCTTGCTCAGATCTTTGGCCTGAATCGTATCCTGGTTTCCAAGGCAATTAAAAATACCGCCGTTGAAGGTGCAACTGATGCTCATTCCTTCATTGCCGGTAAGAATGCGCTGCTTTGCTATGTTCCTTCTTCTCCTGGGCTGTATACTGCTTCTGCCGGTTACACTTTCTCATGGAATGGCTACTTGGGCGCTGCTGCTCAAGGTCAGCGTATTCGGAAGTACAGAGTGGAAACTAAGGCTTCAGATATCGTGGAAATCGATATGGCCTTTGTCCAGAAGTTGATTGGTGTTGATCTTGGTGCTTTCTTCCTTAATACTGTATCTTAATTCAGTAAGGATTTAGAATGGCTAAAAAAATTAGACCTCCTTTTGATATCAACAAGGAGTTCATTATAGTTAAACCATTTAATTATAATGGACATAAATTTATGCTTGTTGATCCTCAAACAAATGGACCAATGGTATTCTGTTGGAGAAGGATTGCTTGTTCTCCAAGTGAATTATACAAGTATTGGAATTTGAGATGGCTTGAATGCAAGTCGGAGGAGAATATCAAAGGTGTAAATTTTGGTGATGAATCTTTGGTTATTGAAAAAGAACCAGAGGTAGTTCCAAAGAAGGATGAGGAGGTTTCTAAGCCCAATTCTGAGGGTGTCAAGACTAAAAAGGAGTAGATAATGGTCAGGGGTCAATAAGTAATTTAAGCTTGTTGACCCCTGGCCTTTATTTTTTG